GGCAAACACGACCGTCAGGGGCGTTCCCTTGCGGTCCAGCGCGATGCTGAGCATCTGAAGGAACGCGTCCTTCATGATGTACCACTTGTAGGCACGTCTCAGGAGAGATCGACCATAGGGGTTCCCGAATTTTCCCTGGGCATCGAATGCGTAGTGGATGCACTTCTGTTTTGGGATTCGGACACTGAGGTAAGAGTAAGTGTTAGCGGTCCGAATCGGAAATGGGAAGTCTCCGAACTTTGCATATGGATCGTTCCGAGTTCCCTGAAGGCCTCCGCCGTTCGAGAAGCCAAAGAGCGAGCCGCTTCCGAAAGCCAGGTTGGCAGGGTTGTAGTTACGCTGATACTGCAGAATTCCGTCATACGTGAGGTCTCCCGTCCGGTTGGTCTCGAACAGGAGTGTCCCGGGTGGCAGCACCGCGATCTTCTTCACGACGAACCCGTGGTCCTCGTTGGCCCAGACCTTCTCGCCGACGCTGAATCCGGCCCAGGAGGCGCCGAGCATTTCTTTAACCGCGTTCTGCCACCCGCCCGTGATCTCGGCCAGGGCCTGGTTGACCCATTCCGTAATCTCGGACGATGGATGGGTATAACGGCCCAGTCGGGCGGCTAGGCAGCTGGTCAGGAAGTCGACGCCGGAGCCAATCGTGTCGTCGGTGTCGACCATGCGCTTGAACGTCTCGACCGAGACCGTCGAGGGATTCTGAATGAACTTATAGAAGCTGTTGAACAGCGCCGGGATCGGGGTGCCCCGCTGGTCCTTCAGGTCCGTCTCGGTCATGAGCTGCGCATGATCGGCGTACAGGCTCCCCTGGTCGTCGTCGTCGACCGTGTCGGTGGGCCCGGGTCCATTGTAGACAGTCGAGATCGCCATTTGTCGTTTACCTTTTAAGGAAGTCGGCCACGGTGGGGAGTTGCCGGTCCCGAGCGCTCATCGTGGGATCGATATGGCTCGGGAATAGGCTCCGGAGCCCCGGGCTGTCCCACCGTACTCCTGCGTCGCCCTTTGGATCATGGAACGTCGAGCAATTGTATTGCACCAGCGCGATCTCGGATAGGACCAGGAACCCGTGGGCCACGCCGGCCGGAGCGTAGAGGCACTGCCCCTCGGCATGGTCGAGTTCGACCGCGTAGCCTTGGCCGAACGTCGGAGATTCACGCCGGAGGTCGAACAGGACGTCGTGAATCCGGCCCAGCAGGCACGTGATGAGCTTGGCCTGAGGCTTCGTGGTCTGGAAGTGCATGCCCCGCAGGACCCCGCGGTCACTGTGGGATACGTTCTGCTGCACGAACGCCACGGCCGGGATCGAGCCGTTGCGGTACAGCTCGCTGAAATATCCCCGGTGATCGCTATGGACCTCACGGGTCATCATGGCGGCGCCGTGGATCGCCGGTATTGCCTTCATCACAGGACCCCGAGCTTGTCCAGATACCACCCGATGGTGGTCCGGAGTTGGTTCTCAAAGAGTGTCGCGCCGTGCGGCATCCAACCGATGGACTTCAGCTTCGAGCTATCGATGGCGTACCGGCGATCATCGGTGGGCCGCGCGTCCGGGATGTATTCGAGTTTGAGCTTCGCCGCCTTGCGGTGTTCCGCCGGGCAGAGGTCCCAGATGCGGCGCACGATCGCGAGGTTGGTAAGCTCGCAGTCTCCGCCGACGCAGTAGCGTTCGCCGTTGAACCCATGCTCCGCCACGGCGTCGAGGGCTCGGCAGTGGTCCCAGACGTAGAGCCAGTCCCGCACCTGCCGGCCGTCGCCGTAGATCCTGGGGGCCTTGCCGGCCGCGATGCGGTCTATCGTCGCCGGTATCAGCTTCTCGCCGTGCTGGTGAGGTCCGAAGTTGTTGCTGCAGTTGGTAACTCGCACCGGGAGGCTGTAGGTCTCCCAATACGCAAGTGCCAGGACGTCCGACGCCGCCTTGCTGGCCGCGTAAGGGCTCCGGGCCCGGATGGGGCTCTGCTCCGTGAACGGCGGATCCTCGGGCCCCAGCTCGCCGAAGACCTCGTCGGTCGACACGTGGACAAAAGGCTTGGTCGGGTCCGAGTCGTGGAGCTGCTTCCACTCCTCCAAGAGGTTGAAGGTCCCCAGGACGTTGGTCGTGACGAAGTCCCGGGGGCCCACGATGGACCGGCACACATGGGACTCGGCCGCGAGGTGCAGCGCCAGGTCGGGCCGGTACTCTCGCATGACCCGGGCCACCGCGGACTGGTACCGGATGTCGACCCGCTCCCACTCGACCTTGGGCTTCAGCGCCTTGACGTCCTGGTTCGCCGCATAGGTCTCGGCATCGAGCACGATGATGCGGTCCGACGGATGGTACTGCCGCCAGTACTTCACCAGGTTGGTGCCAATAAAGCCCAATCCCCCCGTAATCATTACGGTCTTTCGCATGGGACAGCCTCTTAAGTCATTCAGGTATTGGCTCTCAGTAGACCAAAGTCAGCCCGCAATGTCGAGGGAAGCGAAGGCGCGATGGTGAGGCGGCGCCCCGGCGGGAACAGCTTGTAGATCGCGTAGCCGGCGCCGTCGGTCGCGTGCGTGAGGTCGCAGTTGCCGGCGTCGTCGAGCTTGCCGCGCCCCGCCGATGTCGTAGGCTTCCACCCTACGAGCTTGAAGTCCGAATCCAGGTGAGGGCATCGCGCGGGGTCATAGGTCATCCGGATCTGGCCGGTCGAGTCCTTGAGCCGTAGGTTGACGTTCTCGACCCTGGACCGCACCCGCGGGTTCGCCCGGCTCTCCTCCGCATCGGCCTGGAAGTAGTCGATGCTGTAGGCCGCCTGGACGTCCGATAGCCGGCCACCGATCTGGTGGTAATCAGTCTCGCCCGCGTTCGACGTGGTCCCGACGCCACCCGAGACGTCGCCGAAGATTCGGTAGTAGTAGTCGGGGTAGTTCATCAGGAGGCTGTTCGTCATGTCGATGCTCGACATCTCCTTGCCCGAGATCTCGCCGAACCAATGCAGGTGTTCCGCCCAGTCCTGACCGTCCGGGCCGAAGATGTTCGGGCCCGTCTGGCCCACCATCCAGACGCAGGGCGCGGGGCTGAAGTTGAAGTCGCACCCGATGACCAGCGGGCGCTCGCGGTTCGGGAAGTCGTCGCCCCACGGGGCCCGGTGGAGCCGGTTGGCGTCCGAGGCTGCGTAGTACGCCTTGCCGCCGAACACGTTGACGTGCTGCGCCTCCAGCTCCTGTAGGGCCATCATGGGGCTGAAGGACTTGCGCATCGTGTCGTAGTATTTCTGCGTGATGATGCCGAGCTTAAGGCTCTCGACCGTGGCGACGTGCATGGACCCATAGGTCGAGCCGTCGGCCCCGACGACGAACCTTCGATAGCTCCAGTCCTCGCCGTTGGTCGTTGTCGTGATGATGCCCTTGACGTAGTCCGGGGTCTCCCGGAGACGGGACAGGACGACGTCGTGGGTGTCCTCCGGGGTGTCCCGGGTCTCGTCGAGCCAGTACCAGGAGAACTCGATGCCCCGCAGGGGATTCGCAAAGCTCAGGACGCGGGTGAAGATCAGCGTCACGGCGTCGGTGTGGGGGTTCTTGACATGCAGCGTATTCTTGTAGGTCTTGAGCTGCCGGCCGCAGCGCCAGCTCGGCGGAGGCCGGCAGTCGATGACGTAGTCTAGGCCGTACAACTCCAGCCAATAGAACAGCTCACGCAACGTCGCCTGGGAGAGCTGGTCATACGTGTTGGCGCCGATGAAGCCCGTCATGGCGGGATGGTGAATAATCTGGGCTATGGTGAAGTGCGAGCCGCTGAAAGTTTTGCCCCCGGCCACACCCGTGTACATGGCGAAATGGTCGAAAGGATTGTTGATCGCCGCGTACTGCCACGGCGCCAGGCTGACCTTTGGCATCAGGCGTCGCCCGCGGCCTTCTTATCGCGCGAGTCCAGCGTATGGGGCAGCGCCGGGCGGTCGTAGTAGCGGCCGAGGAAGTCCCCCATGTCCTTGTGCGTGATGTTCTCTCCCCCGAGGATATGGACCTCCCACGCCATGTCGGCCACCTTCTGCTCCTCGGTGCTGAACTGCTTGGGATCGGAGAACGTCTCGGCGACCTTGAAGTTCCAGTCGTTGATCATGAGCGACTTGTGCTTGCTCTCGGTGCAGATCTTGATCGCCATGGCCAGGGCCGTGAGGTCCCGGGTGTCGAGCCTGCTGAACTGCGACGTGTGGGCCTTGCCCTCCTGGGAGTTCAGGACCTCGTCGCGTCCGTCCTGCTTGATCATCCCGATGATGTCGTTGAGCCGCTTCTTCAGGATCCCCAACATGGCGTCGTTGGCCTCGGGGTACTCCTTGAGGGTCTTGAGCACAT